TTAAATGCGTCTTTCATGATGGTTCTTCCATCAGAGCATCTAAGATTATTACGGGTAGCCCAGCCGCTGAAATCATATGTCTTCATTTTGATTTTTCCTCCCTTTCTTATTAGTCAGACCATTGGAACGTCCATTGTGTTACAGACTCAGCTGATAATTTATAACCCTGATCCGCTACAACGGTAACAACAACTTCCGTATCTTTAGCTATTGGATCTTGTGGACCAGATTGTACAACTAGATCGCCTATTTTATAAATGCATCCGGTTTCCGAAGGAATTGTTATAACTCCGGTAGAATCGTTAAAAGTAGGCGCAGCAGGTGTTACTTCTATTCTTGTGTCGATTTCCCACACAAATACGGATTCTGGGTCAAATGTATAACCTTCATCTGGTTTAGCCGTAATAGTAACACTTTCGACCCCAATTGCTAATGCTGTTTGGGCGCCAGGAACCAGAGCGGTCTCCGAAGAACCCTTAAAATACAACACTCCGTCTTGATCTGGTATAGTTATAACTCTTGTATCTGCGTTATAAGTTGGAGACAATGGAAATACTTCGCTATCTTCTGAAGAAAAGACATGAGCTTCAGTTTCATCATAAACAATAACATTGTATTCGTTTGTCTCTGGATTTTTTGATAGTTTGACCGGTTTGTAAAGATTGCGGCCGTCGTCGATTATCAAGCCTTTTTCGAATAGGTTTTTAAGTTCTTTTTTAGACACTAAATCTTTAGGGGTCATGTTTTTTGAAAAATACAATAAATTAGTATCCAACGACGCATATATAATTGTATTTTTAACAAATTTTTCGTGATAATTAGCATAAACTTCGTTTCTCATATTATTAACAACCTCCCTTTATTTTTTATTTGCCATCTCGATCTTTTCTCCAGTCGCATCATTTGATGGGTCGGTTTGATCATCCTTAGGTTGACTTAGATTCTTATTCCTGAGTTCGTCTGCTTTCGGGTCATCCGACGGCTTCATTCCAATGATCTGTCTAATTTCGTTCGACGTCATTATCTCGTTTCGAGTAAACTTGTCAGCAATTTCAGAAATTTCGTTAACTGGAACAAGCTTGAACGGATCTCTGAAGAATAAAATCGACTGCAATTGTGACCGAGCGGTTTTGGTTAGAAACTTTCGTTTCATTTCATCAACAATAGCCGAGAGAATAGGTTCAATTGTTCGGTTGTAATAATTGAGCATTGTTTTATCGTCAGCAGTTCCATCTAATATACTCTGAGTGATTCCTAACTGGCTGTATAGCATACTCGTTAGATATTCAATCTGTTTCATTAGATTATTTTCGACTGAACGATTCAACTGGGTAATACGCTCGGTACCATCTGTATAGGCGATGCCATATTTAGAACCTGCCAATTGATTTTCTATATCTTTACGCCGATTTTCGGCTTGTTGACGCCTTGCCTCTGTTTTAATTACATATGGTAGTTGAATAATCAAATCCAACTTACCAGAACTGCTTTGTTCGTCTACAACATCCAAAAGGTTAAGTTTACGAATAAGTCGCTGCATAGTTGAATTTGGTTCGTTAATAACCGCGTATAGAGGATTTTCTACAATACCAATTGTATTCTTCGGTACCACAATATCCTCTTTACGACCCGTTTTCTCATTATAAACACGAACCTTCACATGGCTTGGATACCATTCCAAAATTTGTCCGGTTCGCATCGATAGAATATCATAAGAACCAGTAATTTCGGGATTAAAGGTTGTGTCAACTGGAACAATAGCCACACTTCCTTCATCCAACATTGACATAACTATGTCCTGAATAAAGGCTCTTCCAGTTTGATCAAGGTTAGCTTCAACGGTAAGACAGTTGTTTAACCCCGAATCGATGACGGATAGGAAACGATTGTTTTCGTCAAGTCTTACATGCTGAATGCTAACTGAAGAAGCGTCTAAACCAATCCGATTGTATACTGAAGTTACTATCGAACGCTCATTTCCGCGTGTTAGTCTCGGTCTATCCGGACGATAAGTATAGCTAGTTCCAACATTTTTGTAATAATCGGTGGGGTCTTTGTTAAAAAAAGCATTCCATGCATGTTTTAATCTGGAAGTAAATGAATTCTCCATTTTGAATTACCACCCCCTTTTTTGTTTAGATCTTATCGACTACGGTTTTTCTGTATGCAACTTTCCCTGACTCATAAATCCCATTCTTAAGTTGGTTCATGTTATAACCTTGGTCAGCAAGAGCCATGAAAACTCCAACTTCTCCTCGTTTGGCTACAAATCGCACAGCTTTACCAGATGGTGATGTTAAGTTGGAAACTTGTTCATTCATTAGAGAAGCCATTTTTTTGTTATAAGAATTAATGGTGGCTGCACTTAGTTTACCGGATTTATTAACAGCATTTGGGTCTTTCATTAACTCGTTGGCATATTTCATTAATTCTTTCGAAGATTTCTTACGGGCCTTCTCCGTAATTTTCGCGGCATTTTTCTTAATCCATTTGTTATCTTTTTTAGTCAGGTGACCAAGTTGAGCCGGGGTTCTACGAATGCCCCATTTCATTCCTAGAACGCCGTAATGAGTCAATTCGTTATCCATAATATACCAACCACCTCCTTTACTCAAAAGCATCTTTATTAGCTTTATAAGCGATATAGGCGTCCATCATAGCAGCCACAGCGTCGATCTTCTGCTCATATCGTCTTTTAAGTAATTTCCTATTACCGTTCGTATCTTCAAGAGTTATACAGTTACCCATAGCAAAAGACATAAGTTCCTCATCAAATAAAAGCATCCGCTCCTCAGAAAATTTCTTTAACTCTCCTAGAGGAACAGACTCCGTTCTTGCACCCTGTATAACTTTTACGATTCCAAATGGACCGTTTTCAGATTCCCAACGCTCTACAAATTCCTTTGCGTTATATGGGTCGTAACCAAAACATCTAACGTCATATCCACATTCTGTAATATGGTTATCAAGATCGTCATAAACCTCCATCATATCCAGAACAGTTCCCTCGAGAACTATTAAGCTTCCTTCATTCATAAATTGTTCATACTTGATTCTCATTGCCGCTGGAAGTTTCATCAAGGTTAATGAGGTTATATAGTTTCTAGTTTTGACACCGAAGCACCCATTAGATAAAGGAAACAGAAATGTAAATGCACAAAAATCATCTCCTTGAGAAAGGTCTGCTCCAAGAGCGCAAGGCATTTGCCAATAATCTCTCTTTCTATGAGGTAGCGTTTCCTCATAAGTAAAGTAGTAAGTATATCCCTCCATAGGAAGACCAAAACGCTTTGCTAAAATATCATTCCTTGCGGCCGGAGCTTTTTCTGCTCGTTCAACATCCAGCTGATATGTTTCATAGCTAACGGTCTTTCCTAAATTCGGATTAGCCTTTAGCCACATTTCGGGATCAGAGACTTCATCGATCGAATCGAGTTTATACCACCAAATAGAAACATGTGGATTGATGTAGTCTCCTTTGAGAATGTCCATCAACTCCATTTTGATTGTGTCTCCACTACCATTACGAACCGTACCCTCTGAACTAGTCGCAATGATTAGATAATCATCAACTTTAGAAGCACCCTGCTCGATTGCACCGACAACGTCTTCTCGTATATCTCCCGAAAGCCATTCGTCTACTGTTGCAATTTTACATCTAAGTCCTTGGAGTTTGTTAATAGACATTGGACGAACCTCAATCAACGAACCAGTTAAAAAATTTTCAATTCCTTTCTTTGTAGAAGTCAATTTTACACGATTGGCTTTTGAACCGGTTGTGTTTTGTAAAGAACCTTCAGTCAGAAATTTAAAAAGCGGTCCTCTAGACCGCGTAATAGCTGTTCGTATAGGAGACATTACCTCTTCGGCAAGTTTCATAGTTGGAGCTGTCGTAATCTGATGAGTAGTGGTTGTATCGACATTGAGAAAATATGATTGCATACAAGAATCGTATAAAGATTTAGCCGCGCCTCTTCCAACGATAAGATATTGTTTATTAATTAATCTTTTCTTTATCGTCTTTTTAACGTAACGACCTCCGTGTCCATCCGGATTCGGTTCATATACACTTCTCTCTACAAAATAATACCATCCAAATACTTGTTCACCCCATAGTTTAAAACTGTCAAGCAATTTAAGATCAGAACCATCTGTTAATGTCAATTCATTTTCGCAATATCGAATCCAACCTTCAACTGCCTGATCATCATAATATATACCAGGATTCGCTATGAGATCATCTATACGGTTCATCTCCATTGAAACTTCTTTACATACTGGAATTTCTCCTCGAATTACGGCATCTCTAAACATGCCGTAATATTTTGGGACGGCGGTGTTTGATAATGCCATATTTAATTCTCCTATCCCTTAAGTTCTTTAATGGCTAACGCTATAGCCAACGCAGAACCCGTTAAAGTAAGTGTAGTCCCAGCAACATCTAATGTTTTTTTAGCAAAATCTCGCCCCTTTGAAATACTCGGTGCAATTTCGGGTGCAAACAAATTATTATACTGTTTCTCTAAAAGCTCACGATTGATGCGGTCACGCAGTTCTTTATCCGTCATTTTAGATAGGTCCATTTTTTGTTTAGTGGATCTCGGACGAGTTTCTTTTTGTATATTTTGCATTTGTTTAACTAGTTCAGAACTTGTATCGGTTATTCTTTTTTTGCGTTCTATGTCTTCTTTGACCCACCGGTTCGGATCAGGTTTACTAGTATCTATCCTGGAATCTTTTTTTTTAGATAGATTGGTTCGAATGTCTCGTTCATAACGTTTTCGACCAGCTGGTGTAAGAGTTCCGTCTTTGTTCTGGTAACGTCTTACGCCCCATTTCATACCGAGGACGCCGTAATGGGAAAGAGAATCATCGAATGAATGCTTAAGTTTAGTCAAATCATATTCCATATGTTTAGCCCCTAATTCATAACTAGTTATTCTGTCCATTATGCTCATTTTGGAAGTATCAGTATAAGTGAACCCCAACCGCTCATACAATGGACGTGGCTCTTTTAATGCATTCATTTCTACTTTTGAATACCCTGCGTCTTTAGCTTTGGTAAGCAAATCATTGATGATATCGGTCGCATATCCTTTTCCACGCTGACTCTCATCAATCGTGATCCAATCCATATAAGCTGTTTTTGCATTCTTGCTAATTAAACTTAACTCTCCTATCTTTTCTCCTTTGGAATTGTTTAAGGTGTAATTAGCATCTCCACGGCGTCCCATTTGGTCCTTTTCCGATATACCAAGCAAAGCATTTACTATTTTAGTTCCCTTGGATAACGGCTTTACGGGTTCCACAGTTATCAATTCACCTTCTCGAGTTTTTACAGTAAATCTTGATGCTGTCCCGAATATAGATTGCTTTGCGGTATCATTTGCCAGGCGTTGCCGTCCTGCAGGAGTTAGTGAGCCATCTTTATTCTGGTATCGACGCACCCCCCATTTCATTCCGAGGACGCCGTGATGAGATATTGGTAATTGTTTTTGAATATTCAAAAATAGAGTTTTTAGTTTGTTGTAGTCGTCTGGGGATAGATCACTTTCCTCAATAACAGATAAACCAGCGTCGAAATCTATTTTCTCTAATTCTTCGTCTGTTAAAATAGATAAGCGACCTAAAACATATCTAAAAACAGATTCATTCATTTTGTTTTACCTCCTCTTCGATTGTTTTTACAGGATCCGCCGCAACTTGAATTCTCCATTCAAGCTCTGAAATAATTCGGTTCATAGATTCGATTACGGAAGAGCTAAGAGGAGGATCGAATAACAGTTTTACCTTCATATATGTATAAGACTTTACACTTTCCAACCTTTTATTATCCTGGATAAAGTCAGTCCATACATCGGTATCATCTTCGATCGAGAAACCTTCAGAGGGACCAACACCAATCTGGGTTAGAATTGCAAATACAGAATTGATGTGCATGATAAGGTCCGCATCGAAGTGTGTATACTCTTCCACAATTCCAAGCATTTTTTTAATTGATGTTAGTATACTCTCCATAGCTTTTCTCCTTTACTTCTGAATTGTAATAAATTTTTTCATACAGAATCCTTCAATTCCGGCAGCTGTAAAAACTTTATAGAATTCTTCCGTTGATTCATTTTCGTCAATCATAAGTCCCGTTTGATAATCAACTTCGCAAACAATAGTAGCATCAGTTCTTGGTTCCTCTCGAATATTTAGCTTTTTGCAATTTGTAACAAAACCCATTTTCACATCTTCAGAGTTTTGAGACTCTTCGTGTTCCTCGATTCGATAATCATTTTTAAGAAGATTATCTTGATACATTTTTTGCTTTCCTCCTTTTATTTATGTCTCCATGGACATGTATCATTTTTAGTTCGTTCTATCGGTGCTAGAATCAATAGACTTTCGTCGCCATAATGGATTGCATTATGTGTTGAAAGCTTTGTTGAAATTACATTCTCTGGGTCAAAGACGACCGGACTTCGATTTATTAAATCATCGTAAGTAATCGGATTAATATGATGAATAATAATTGGTCCATAAATATTAAAACCTTCTACAGCCAAATCACATCCATTATCTCGAACGATTATCTTATCCCTAAATCTTAACCAATCATCTGAATGATAAAATTCTTGATTGACCCATCTTTGAAAACCAAAAGTTACTTCTCCTACTTTTCCGTTTAACTTTAAATATCGATAACGCTCTTCAAAAGTAGGAAATTTAATTAATTCCGAATATGTCTTAATAGTCATCCGGATCACCTTGCCCACTATAATTTCTCATAGCATCAAGAGCATTCTTATATAATTCCTCTATTCTTTGCACCGACTGTAACGATTGAGTCTTGGCCTCAATCAACTCTTTCTGTTTCATGAGAATTTCTTTTTCGATCTTCTCTTTAGTTGAACCAAGCTTTAAATAATGAGTGATGACCTGAGAAGAAGCAGTGCCGTCTCGCAACTGTTTTTCAGCAAGATCCACAGCCAAGGACACTAACTGATTCTCTCTGGCTTCTGGAGATAAAGCCGGTCTCATTTTTCTCGAAGATTCTGAAGAGGTTACAGCCTTAGCTTTCTTCATCCTTACTGCCTCCTCTCGTTTAATATTTACTGAATTATTGTCATGTTTTGCTTGGAATTTACTGAGTTCATTAATACTTCTACAGCACTTAACAGAGCCCATAAGGCTAACCTAAAATCCTTTGAAAGGAGAAAAGAAAGATAATATAAATGGTTAAACCTTATGAGCCCTGTTAAGCACTGTAAAAGTATGAGAATGATACCCAAAAATACCCTCCGGAGATTTTTTTAGG